CCGCGGGGGCGACCTCGTCATCTACGCAAAAAAGAACAACGGCGAACCATATGCGAAGTCCGACGCTGACTATATCGTTGGCGTACTGGGGGAAGAAGACGAGTCGCCGCGCGTGTTTTACTTTGAGAATCGCGGGATCGGTGAGTACTGGGCATCAGAAGCACGGGCAGCAGCACGCTGGCAAGAGTTGCCGTTGTCCTTTGACCGGGAGCTGGTCGCGTGCCCGAGTTAGATCGGTTTGACTACGACGGATCAGAGCCGGATGTCGTAGCGACCTGCGCGAGCTGTGACGGGGAAGTATACGAAGGGGACGACGTGGTACTAACGACAGAGGGCGACATCGTACATGAGGAATGCTTTGCGGCATTTGCACGGGACACTTACCGAAGTGTTAGCGGTACGATTGACGCCAATGGGCGGATAATTTGAGGAGGGTTCATATGGGGAAATTGCGTGAAATTAACGGCGAAGTATATCGCGAGTTAGATCGAAAGGATGTACAGAATATTAAGGTAGGAGATTACATTCTGTATGAGGAGGTCTATAGCAGATATCTAACGTTAAATAAACCGTACGAAGTTGTAGATGTGGGCTACGATACTGATAGTGGTTTGTATGTAAATATATTTGATGATAATGATGATGACTACGACGTAGTTGGCGACGAGTACGTCGTGTTGGAGAAGATAAGTGCGGCGGACGACCCGGATGTTATTAAGTTTATGATATCTAGCCGCAAGGAGCAAATCGCCGAGCTAGAAAAGAAACTAGAAGAGGCTAGCCGACTAAAGGTCGGTGATTACGCAAAAGTCATAGAGTTATCACCCGCCGATCTCGGGGTTGCTGTCGGAGATATCGTACAGGTAACTCATACTGACGATACCAACTTGCCATATAGATGTGTGGGGCCTAAGTATAGTCGTTGGTTTTTCGCCAGACAACTAGAGCGAGCCACAGACGAAGTAGTAGCGGCAGCCAAGCAGGAAGAAAAGTGGGCGAAGATCGGTCGTAAGGTTAACGAGTTTAAGGTCGGGGACATCGTGCGATATGCGTATAAATCGGAAAACAGTAACGCGATAGGAGAGAGTGGATTTTCCGGGATTCTCGCGGAGATCGATAAGGTCAACCCTGTTGCTGACTCTGTACGCCTGATAAAACCATCGTTTGTAGACGATTCTCGCGGCACTTGGGCGAAGCTTGGCGAACTTACCCTCATTGCCCTCGCGGAAAATCGCACTGACCTATAGGAGGCGATAACCACGAAATTCAAACTTACGCTCAATACACGTTCCCCGACGGATACCTCCCGAGTAAAAGAGGCGGTGCAAAAACGCAAAGCCGCTGGGGTCGCTGAAACACCCGAAGAAGCATTCGAACGAATCGGCGCGATGGCCCTTACGCCCAAGCAACGTATGCAATTTGATGCCGCACTTGCCGCATTCAGGTCCGGAGAGATAGGCAGTCTTCAGACCGACGGCAAGCGGTGGACCAAGGGCGACGTGCTTACGGCGGGGGCAAGGATTTTGCAAAAGCGTAAGGAGGTCGAGCGAGAGAAACGGATATCCGAAGTACTCGCATCAAGGCCGCACAATTTCCACATCCTTACGCATGATTCGGAGTTGCCTGCGTTTGTCGACCGTTTGCGCACCGAATGTAAACGGCAGATGACGGAATGGGCTGGAAAATACGACTTTCTCGGCGTCAAATCGATGACGGCAGGCGACTTTGAGGGTACCGGGGTCGATTCGTATATAGACCTAAGCATTGGGTTTTCGATATGGCTGCCGTTGCTGGGCGAGGGCTACTACCTTCCTTACGGGCATGTTGACATGCGGGGAGTCGAGGGCTTCGAGTTTTTAAACGATACATTTGCGTACAAAGACAGCGGTCCTCAGCTCACACGGTCAAAAGTGCTGGACGCAATCAGGCCGTATCTAGCGCAGCCAACCCACGGCAAAACGTTTCATATGGGCAGCGCACGTTATGACTTACACGTCGCACGAAACGACGGGTACGAAATCCGCGGCTGTGTATGGGATACGTTGGACGCGATGCATCTCCTAAATGAGCATGAGGAAAAGTACGGGCTAAAAAAGATCGTCGAAAAGTACGGAAAGTATTTCGATATCCCCGGTCCCATATACACATTTGAGGATATGTTCGGAAACAGATCGCCGGCTCCGTTTAGCGTAGAGCTAGTCGGAATATACGCAATCAAAGACGTTCTGTACGGCTGGAAACTTTTCGAGTGGCAAGTCGAGATGATGCGGAAATCTCCCGGCTGCCTGCTCGATTGCTACGCAAAAATTGACTCTAAGTTGCCCGAAGTTGACGTATTCATGGCGAGATGTGGCTTTGAGATCGACCTTGACGGGCTCAAGGCGCTAGAGGAGGAATTCATACCGGCTCTCGAACAGGCTAAACATGACGTGATTAAGACTTACGGCATAGATGACGGGTTTGTCCGCAAGATGGACCGCACGCTCAGCGTAACGAAAATAAATAAGTGGATCGAGGCGCAGAGAGCACGAATTAAACGGTGGGAGGACAGTGTCAGAAGGAAGCAAAAGATCGTAAATGAGTGCGAGACTGCGGGAAAAACGGGGTTGAAGAAGTACCGGGATGCGAAGGAGAAGCTTCGGAAACTTTACGCAGAAAAGCCGGTCCCTGCCGATGAAGAACACGCGCCAAGATACGTTACCGAGTTTTCGATCACGAACGGTAACCATCTCAAGTATCTGATTTACGACCACCTTGGCATTATAGACGTAACCCCTAAGTTTTATCGTGGAAAAGAGCGGTCAACTGCGTCAGATGTTATGGAAGAGTATTACGAGACGGAAACTGCACTTAAGCCGCTAGCTACCGTGGCAACCTACGAAAAATTGCTGAATACCTATATCCGTAAAATACCTCATGCGCTTGAGGCAGACGGACGGCTGCATACGGAGTTTAAAGCTGGAGGCACGAGGACAGGGCGGTATAGTAGTTCTGGCTATGAGGGGAGGCCAATTGACATACTGGATGAGTTTAAGGAGGGGTAAAGTGTATTATACCTATGATCAAAACAACTCCGGCGGGTCTTTTACCATCGATGGCTCCGTCTGCGAGGTTGTAATCATCGAAGCTGACACCGCAGAGCAGGCTAACGCCAAGGCTGAGACGATTGGTATCTATTTTGACGGAGTTGACAAGGGGATTGACTGCCCGTGTTGCGGAGATAGTTGGGTGCGGAACTATGGTAAGGGTACAGACGAACCAGAAGTATACGGTAAATCTGTGTACGAGGTTAAGAAGGGTCTTTTCAGGAATCAGGCACACATCTATCGTTTAGACGGTTCGAAAGAGGTCGTAAATATCCGTGATAACTGACGATAACTATCACGAAATAGTCCGGAAACTCATCACAAGTAACGAAAAAGCACCGAAAGGCACGAATCTTCAAAACCTGCCAGCAAAGGGCGCAGGTGTCCGCGTACGTAACTGCTTCATTCCACGCAAGGGCTTTACGTTTGTCGGCGCTGACCTCGGACAAATTGAACCTAGAATCATGGCGCACATCATGCATACAAAGTACGGGGACAACTCTATGCGTCAGATATTTATGGATGGTGTTGACCTGTACACAACAGGGGCGATGCAAACGTTCGGGCTTGAGGAGAAGTACTGCTTAGACGAAGCTTACGACCCGACCGGTACATTTGAGCCGAGAAAACTCATGAAGACCGGACAACTAGCCGTGTCATACGACCAGTCGCCGAAGTCTTTTGCAAAGAAAATGAATGTTACTGAAGAGGTTGCTCATATGTTTTTCGAGAACTTCGACAGAACGTATCCATCATTTCGAACGATGGTCAAGGACATCCGCGAGGAGATGAAAAGCTGCGGCTACGTCGAGACGCTTTTCGGTCGAAAACGTCGGTTCCCGGACTTTAACGAAGTGGCCTCGCAAACGGCCCGGAACGAGCAGAAGCTTATCCGCCTGTACACGGAACGAAAGAGACTTCGTAACAAAAAGAACCCAACGGCGGCTGACATGCGTAGGCTTACGGCGGTGCAAGACGAGATCGACATTCTATCGGAAAAGCGTGGACTCGTTGGGTACTGGCTCCGTGCTGCGTTTAATGCAGTCATCCAAGGGACCGGCGCTGACATCTTGAAACTGATCGGTATTCGCAACGCAGAAATATGCCGGGAACGTGGTTGGGAAATGAATGCATCGATCCACGACGAGATCAAAAACTCAATCCCGAACGAGCAGCTTACGGAGGGTACGATCGATCTAATCAACGAGATTATGACGCAAACGGTCGAGCTTAGTGTCCCACTCATAACGGACACCGTCATCGAACCACGTTGGATGCAGACATACAAGCCGGAGGAATGGGACTTCGGGAACTGCCGGCCGATCATAGAGAAATACGACGAAAAAGGCCGAGTATTTGACGATTACGACGAACGGCTACTGGCCGCGAAGGGAGATGCGTAAATGAGAGAAATATACACGGTTTTTGACCTCGAAACAACCGGTCTCGATCCAACGAAAGACCAGATTACGGAGATTGCCGCAATCCGCACCGATTTAATCCGGGAGTACGGTCGGCTAGACATTCGCATCACAAAAAACTCCGGCACTAAGCTGACGCCGGAAATCGTAAATCTCACTGGGATTAGCGAAAGCATGATGCGTGGGGGAGTGCCGGAACCAGTCGCCATAATGTTACTCTCCTGTTTTATGAGCGGTACGATCGTAGTCGCGCATCACGCTCCTTTTGATCTGGCATTTCTAGCACGCTACCAGTTTGAGCCGGATTCCTTCGTCTGCACTCGGGCCCTCTCGAAGTTGGTAGAGTCGGACGAATCAGCGAGTCTCGCGTCGGTTGCTGAGCGCAGGGGGATTGAGCTAACCGGGCACCACCGGGCAATGAACGACGTGGAGGCGACGGTGAAGGTATTCCAGCAGATGAAGGCGGAGGCCGACGCGCTTGGAATAAAGTACTACAACGTCCTCATCAACGACGAGGAACGGCCGTTGACTTACATTCCAAAGCTCGCGAAAGTTATTGATAAAACAAAGGGGGAGATCGTATCTCGCAAGTAGTAGCAGACCAGATGGCAGAGGATTTTGTATCGTATCTAGACGGTTGGCATTCGAGGGCGGAAGTGTTTGACGACAAGCTAGACGCTCAACTTCACGAGTGGTATGCGGATTACATCCGAAATAAAAAGGTATGGCCGCCAAGAGATATACCGTATTTTTCTCCGTCAAGTGCAAACTCAGATCAGCGGGAGCTGTACGAAAAAATAAACGGAGCTAAGAGAGACATTGTACAGAAACCACCGTACCAAGGCCGCTGGACTCGAATCGGAACGGCGATAGGTGATACGATTCAGCGCGATCTACTATTGGCAGAAAGACACGTCAGCAATCCTATTTTCAGGTTTAAGAAGAACGAAGATGGGACGCCCATGTTCGAAGAATTCGCGAAGAAGGCTCGCAACATTATGCATAAGGGCAAGGTATTTGCTCTTTACGGTACTTGTGACGGAATCATGCTTTATACATCCGATGACGGGGACGTTATACGAGTCGGACTAGAGATAAAATCGAAGCAGACAACATACTCGCAGACATCACTTTACTCTATGCGGGAGCCGAAAGACGATCACATCAAGCAGGTGACATGCTACTCCACTATGTACAACGTAGACTATTACATCATTCTCTACGTCAACGCCTCAAAAAAAGGCTGGAACATGAGCGAAGAGGATTACGCAAAAAGCCCAGACATCCGGGCATTTGGGATTTACATTACCGACACCATGAGAAGTGACGTTTTAGATACATTCGCAGGTGTACTTGAGCAAATAAGTAAAGGAATACCCCCTGCTTTGGACATCGAAAAATGGACGTTTAACAACTACAAGAGAGCCTGTGCCTTATCGCTGTCCGACGAAGAAGTAGACGATATCAAGCGTAAGTCAGACCGTATGCTCCGCAGTTCCTTACCGGACTGGAAAAAGTCGGTTTATCGGGAATGCGTCGAATATATCACGACTATCCGATCGGAGGTGACTGAGGCTGACAAGAAGGAAACAGCAAGCTGATCGCTATCTTGGTCTAGACTTATCGCTTCGTGGCCCGGGGTTTGCGGATATTGCCGTCAAAGACCGCAAGCCAGCCTTAATACGGTCCGCACACTTTAAAACGACGACCGGTGAGACGCGTGTCCAGTCATACGAAGCCATCGAGTCCTTTGCGTATCTCTTTGTCCGGGAGCAGACGAAATCAGGTGCGGCTCCATATATGGGGATCATCCGGGAGGCGTGGCCGCCTGCAAGAAGCTTTGAAAATAACGACAAGGTTCACGGAGCGTGGTCGGCAGTGGATCGGGCACTCGAACGATTTGGCCAACGCGTCACCGATCATCTCTCTCCGTCTACTGTTAAACGACTTGTAACCGGATCAGGTAAGGCCGAAAAGGAGGACGTAGCCGAATCAGTCCGCAAGCTGCTCGGCCTCCCACCGGATTATGAATTTGAGAGTGATGACGAAAGCGATGCCTGCGCCGTTGCGCTTGCGTGGCTCATCCAAAACGGGGTGATTGATACGTGACAAGAGAGGATTACGCTAGATACGTCCGGAACCTCCAAAGCATTATTGATGCGTTTGAATATAGCATCGAAGCAAGAAATAAAGACCTAATAGAACATCAGGAACAGCTTCGAAAACACAAAGAGGAACTGGAGGAGATTAAAAATAAGTACCGTCATTACGAAGAACAGCGGAAGTAGGAAGCTGCCCTTTGACGAGCCAAGGTTACTAGCGTTTATCCAGTCGGCAACCCATCGATACCCTCATTTAGATACCGAAGAGTATACGGACAGCTTGATCGAAACCATTACGTCAAAACCAGAGTTTCCTGCCGACAAGATCACGCACGAGGCAATCCTTAAAGCTTTAGACAACGTCGGCCTACCTGACTCAGACGAAGGAACGCACCCGGACTGGACGTATGTAGCTGCGTATGTATTCCTTCGCTCCTTATACAAGGCAGCGTCAAAAAATCGTGTCTACGACACATCAAACAAATATGGTGACTTTTACGCACTTATCAAGACGTTATCTACTCAGGGCATCTACTCACCGGACATCTTAAGGCTGTATAGCAAAGACGAGATTAACGAGTTTGGGCGTGAGATCGAGCCAGAACGTGACAAACTTTTTAACTACATCGGGCTCAAAACGCTGGCTGACCGGTACCTTGCAAAATCATACGACGGTGAAGTATACGAACTACCGCAAGAACGGTTTATGATTATCGCCATGACACTGATGATGTACGAAAGGGAGGACCACCGAGCCGACCTCGTAAAGGAGGCGTACTGGGCCCTCAGCAACTTGTACATGACGGTAGCAACGCCAACACTCGCAAATGCCGGCTTGAGCTTCGGCCAGTTATCAAGCTGCTTCATCGATATAGTAGACGACTCCCTTCGCAGTATTTACGACTCTAATACCGACGTTGCAATGCTATCCAAAAACGGAGGAGGCATCGGGGTTTACGTCGGAAAGCTCCGAGCAAGAGGCAGCGACATCAAAGGCTTTAAGGGAGTAAGTTCCGGTGTTATCCCGTGGGTCCGCCAACTTAACAATACGGCTGTGAGCGTTGATCAACTCGGCCGGCGTAAAGGCAGTATTGCCGTATATCTAGACGTTTGGCACAAGGATATCCTCGCATTTCTTGACTTGAAGCTAAACAACGGAGACGAGAGATTACGGGCTCATGACATCTTTCCGGGCGTATGCATTCCTGACTTATTTATGGAGAGCGTTCGAGATCGTGGCGATTGGTACCTTTTCGATCCACATGAGGTACGGCGTATTATGGGATACTCATTGGAGGACTTTTACGACGAAGAAAAAGGCGAAGGGTCTTTTCGGCAAAAATACGAGGAATGCGTAGATAGCCCGGAGTTGGCCAAAGTCAGAGTGCCGGCCATCGAAATCATGAAAAGTATCATGAAGTCGCAACTCGAAACGGGAACGCCCTACATGTTTTACCGTGATGAGGCCAACCGGATGAACCCGAACGGCCACGCCGGAATGATCTACTGCACGAATTTATGTACGGAAATCATGCAAAACATGTCTCCTACTGTTGTCGTAGAGGAGGAAACAGATAGGGACGGGAATATCATCACGACCAAAGAGCCCGGCGATTTCGTCGTATGCAACTTATCATCGATAAACCTCACGAGGGCATACGAGGTATTGGATCGGCTGATTCCGATTCAAGTCCGGATGCTTGACAACGTAATTGACATCAACGCTGACAAAATCGAGGTACAGCAGGCAGTAGTTACAAACCGGAAATACCGTGCGATTGGGTTGGGGACGTTCGGCTGGCATCACCTTCTCGCAGTCCGAGGAATTCAGTGGGAATCAGAAGATGCCGCCACGTTTGCCAACGAACTCTACGAAAAGATTGCATATCTGACGATCCGTGCGTCATGCATGCTCGCTGCTGAAAAAGGCCCGTACCCGGCTTACGAAGTTTCCGATTGGTCGACCGGAGATTACTTCATCAAGCATGGCTATGCCCGTCCCGGCTTTCTCGAAATGAAAAAAGGAGACCTGACAGATTGGGAGGACTTAGCCGACAACGTTACGATCTACGGAATCCGAAACGGCTATCTTATGGCGGTGGCGCCGAACATGTCTACCGCAAAGATCGGTGGCAGTACCGACGGAATCGACCCGATATTTATGCGGACGTACAGCGAAGAGAAGAGCAAGTACAAGATTCCGGTTACTGTTCCGGACCTGACGACGAGCACGATGTGGCTGTATAAATCCGCATTTAATATAGATCAAACTTGGAGTATCCGGCAGAATGCAGCAAGGCAGCGCCACATCGATCAAGGCGTATCGTTTAACCTCTACGTGCCTAACGGAGTAAAGGCAAAAGACCTGCTCGGTCTGCATATGCTCGCGTGGGAATCCGGGTTGAAATCGACGTACTATCTACGATCGGCAACAACGGAAATCGAGGAATGCGAAGCTTGCTCATCATAAAGGAGGCTACTAAATGCAGCGTAGAAAACTCTACGATATAACCGCACCAAACCGCAGCACCGGTATCATCAACGGCCAGTCCTCAAACGTCCTAAACTGGGACGACTGCCGATTCCCTTGGGCGTATCCGATGTACCGGAATATGCTCCGTAACTTCTGGATTCCGGATGAGGTGCCGATGACCGCCGACATCAAACAGTGGTCAACCGAATTGGGCGACCACGAGCGCGATACGTTTAAGAAGGTAATCGGGCTGCTTGCGTTTTTGGACTCGGTCCAGACGGATTACTCCGGTAAAGTTGCCGATTACCTCACGGATTCTTCGTTATCTGCGCTTATGTCGGTACTATCGTTTCAGGAAGTCGTTCATAATCAATCGTATTCATACGTTTTGTCATCGTTGGTCCCGAAATCTGAACAAGACGAGATTTTCGAATACTGGAAAACCGACGAGGTGCTGCGTGAGCGTAACGATTTCCTAGCCGCAGGATACCAGCGGTTTGTAGACGATCCGACGCCACAGACATTTATGGAATCGGTGGTGTACGACGTCATCCTCGAAGGGCTGTTCTTTTACTCGGGATTCGCGTTTTTCTACAACATGGCCCGCAACGGTAAAATGCTCGGAACCAACACGATGATACGGTTTATCAATAGGGACGAGGAAATACACGTCAGGCTGTTCACTCAGATTTTCCGGGAATTGATCGCAGAAAATCCCGAATTAGACAACGAAGAAACACACGAATTTGTCCGACAGACTTTCCGCAAGGCTGCCGAATTGGAGATCGCTTGGAGCGAGTACATTATCGGGGATAGGTTCGATGGTGTGACCTCGCGCGACCTAGACAAGTACGTCAGATTCATGGCAAACAAACGTGTCAACGAGTTGGGCATCGAAAGGCCATTCGAAGGGCACCGGCGGAATAACCTGCGCTGGATCAAGGCGTACGAGGAAAACGATGCGGGAAAGACGGACTTTTTCGAATCCCGAGTTACCCAGTATGTCAAAGTGTCTGACGATAACGGATTCGATGAATTATAGGAGGCGATTGTATGGATAAATTAAGTGAAATCTTAGCGATAGCTACTAAAGAAGCCGAATTAGAGCCGGGGGATGATGCGGCTTTTATATTTGGAGACGGGGTGGGCATTCTTTCGCTCAGTGAGGATAGGAAATTAACTGTAAAAATTGTTATAGGAGAGCCGATAGATATCAGACATATAAACAGTGGGCTTGCCTAAGAAAGGAGCTACACATGAATCAAATTGAAAAATCCGAGCTTGCAGCACTGGAAAGACAACGTAACCTTGATCTTATTTTGTGCGTGGAAGCTTTAAATCAAATCGAAGCCATCGTAGATTTACCTTTATTGCGCAACAAAACAAGAGTCAACGAGATTAGGAAGATATTATCCGATTTTAAACAAGAACTGGACAGGAGGGGTTCACTTGATATCTCAAAATGGTAGGGAGGGGAAAGAGATGATCTGTCCTTTTTGCGGAGATGAAATGGAGCACTGGAACCAAGGAATCTATGAGTGTAAGGATTGTGAAGTTATGATTCCTGATGATATTGATGATGACTATGCGAGTGAAATTTGAAGTCAGCCTTGGATACTCAGCGCCACCATATGGAAAATATGAGACTGACAAAAAAATAAGGGGAGGCGATCAAATGGAAGTTAAAATAAAAAAGTTACACCCCGACGCAGTCATACCGCAGTACGCAACGGCAGGAGCCGCTGGGTTTGATTTAGTAGCTTTGGAAGATGTGATTATCGAGCCGGGAGATGTAAAGACAATCCGTACTGGTTTAGCCTTTGAAATACCTGTAGGGTATGAGCTTCAGATTAGACCAAGATCAGGAGTTTCCTATAGAACAGCGCTACGACAACCAAACTGTGTAGGAACAATTGACTCAGATTATCGTGGGGAAGTACATCTTATGTTTGAGAACACATTTTCATATAAAGCAACAACAAAGCTTGTTCACTTGATTTCTGGAGGAATAAAGGAATTAGATTTTGATGTAAAGTTGGCTAGTTATCTAATCCAAAAAGGCGATCGTCTGGCACAGGGGATTATCGCTCCAGTAGAGCGTGCGGAGTTTACCGTAGTTGGTGAGCTTAGCGAAACGAAACGCGGAGCAGGCGGATTCGGACATACGGGGGTGAAAAAGAATGAGTAATGTAGTGTTTAGCACTTCAAGCCAAGCTATAAGTAACTTAGCCCAACGTTTAGTAGATGGATATGACGATAGCGTTTTGGTCTTGGCTCCTTTTGCAGGAAAAGCCTCAACGTATGCTCCACCGAAAAAGGGCAAGTACAAAGGCTACTATCGTTTGGAACTCAACGTTTTAATTCCGGAAGGTGCGATTAAGGGAGAAGACTGCATCAATGATTTTGCGGCTTTTGCCGTTGTACGGTTGCCTAAAGAACGGGTGCAGGAGCATTTGTGGAAGGAGGAATAAGAACGGATGAAGATCATTGTAAATAATGCAGATGAACAGAAACTAATACAGCGATTTATCGATGCCTTGAACGAAATGTGGTTAGACAACATGGAAAGAGAAGATCATAAATGGGCACATGAACATAACGAAGAACCTAATCTTAGTAGTGAAGAATACATGTTTATTGACGGTGGGCTGTATGAGGCAAAAGTAGAAATTGAATCGAAAGAAAAACCTCTCATTGTATATGATGACGATATTATCACAGGAGAGTGTTATATCTGTGGAGCGCATACTGTAGGAACAATAGACGGGTGTTCTATTGATTATGCTGAATATTTATGGTTGACCAGTGAAGAATCATGTAAAAGCTGGAAATGCGAAACTTGCTGGGGGAAGGATCATCTGTGGAAGGAGGCGGAGGAATGAAGCACACTCGCGAAAGTATCATCGCAAAATGGGATACATTGAGTAACCTCGATAGAGACGAGTGGGTAGCAACGGCAGTAATGGGTATAATGGGCTGGTCGTGGCCCTACCAATTTTATCCGTGGGTATTAATCGCCGATGCATGGCGCGTCCTTGAAAAACTGCGCGGTAAGTGGTTCGTCAGGATAGCCGACTTCGGTCGCCACGGCTGGGGCGTTGAGTTAGTTTCGGAAACAGCCGCAATACCATACGTCAGTGTAACACGGGAGACTGTACAAGAGGCGATATGCTTAGCCGCATTGATTGCGGTATTGACCGGAGAGGAGGGTGAGTAAGTGGGCGTACTTCTAGAAAAATTCCCTATTATCGCACCAGATGGTGAAGAGTATCGAATTACGTTTTACGAAGAGATAGCAACAATCTGGACAGCTACATTGTACAAAGAAAGGAAACGGAAGCTATTCGGAATGTTTCGGTTTAAGAAAATATATGTGGTTCGTCTTGAGGACGACAACCCTACGGACGGCAAACGGGTCGATTTTGCGGCCTGTGCTAAGTATGTTTGGCGAAAGTACAAAAGAGAAGAAAACGCTAGGATCGAGGCCGAGCAACTACGGCTAGATGCGATCAAACATTTTGAAGAATGGGACGGAAAATTATAGGGAGGTCGAATAGATGCCGGACATGACACTCGGCCTACTCTATTATCATGCAAATCGGCTTTGCCGTAGACATTGGTCGACCAATTTTACCGGAAAAATCGAATTGGTTAACCGAGACTGGAAACGTCGCATTGGATACTTCACAGGTTACGACGACGGAACGACTGTACTACGATTTAGCAGTAAAGTAAACGCAAGACTACCGAGATCGGAAGTACTCGATGCTTTATTACACGAGCTTGTACACTGGTACCTATTTACGCAAGGCCTACCGTGCGGAGACGGGGACGAAGATTTTGTCAAAGAGGCCCTGCGCGTGGGGGCTCCGATTAGTGGCACGAGAGAGGCCCAGCGTGCAGCGTGTCAGTATAAAAAAATATACGGAGGAGGACGAGGGATGAGTCTCGACCATAAACTAAAGGCACTCTATTCATCAACGTGTGTAGCGGCGAATCTAGGTATTACTCTCACAGATAAAGAATTCGAGGAATTCGATACAGTCGAACTACTTGCGTTAGACTCCCGTTTGTTTGAACACGGGAGGAAGATAGACCGAGATGGCCTCAAACTGCAAATTATCAACGATATGAAGTCCGTTATCGAGGATATGAGGAAGGAGGACGCTTAATTTGAAATTTACGAATACACGCGGAGAAGATTGGAATATCTGGGTTATCGTAAACCGAAAGACTGGTGGTTATATGGCAGCAGGCAAGTCTGCATATCGCACCGAAGGGACTGCAAAGTGGGCACTGTCTTACTGGAGCAACCGGCTTAAGCGAAACCGTGAGGATTATGTGACTATCGAGTTAACTGGCGAGGATATGTTACAGATACTTAGGCGTAAGTCGGCTCCTACACTCGAAGAGCTCTGCGCAAGTGTCAACGAAGGAAACCGCCATGAGGAGATTGATTTCGGCGGGCCTGTAGTGAAGACAACTGCGGCCGCTGTCCGATACGACAGGAATGCACTGCCCAAGTAGGTCCCGGACGTGAGCCATACGAAAGATGGGTCGGCAGGTTAAACGAGGTAGCATCGACCAATAAGGAGGCGATAGATTGAACGTTGAGCTAATCGCACACACGCAACTATCCAAAAAGTTTTATGAGAGATTTAACTGGGTGGAATTCGCTTTTGACGGTGGGTCAGCTTTGGATATACAAAAAACAACAAACTTGATGGACTTTTCCCTTATACCACGGACGGAAGAGACGGCGCTGCGGTAGCACTCACCGCAATCCGTACGTGTTACTCTTCGAATAAACCAACGGAAATACTCGAAAAAGAAGGCGAACGTTACTTTGACCGTCAAAGCGAAGGTGGAGGAACTGAAGCCGACCGCCTAATCCGCCAAATAGTCGCAAGCAAACATACCAGCACGCTTGAGCACATCACGTACACTTTTGCTATCGAAGGAGTCAGCCGGGCACTGCTCGCACAGCTAACGCACCACCGTGTAGGGTTTTCGTTCAGCGTCCAGAGCCAGCGTTACGTCCGAATGGGTAGTGAGGACAAGACGGGCGGATTCGACTATGTGGTTCCGCCATCAGTAAAAGAGAGAGGATTGGCGTTTTACTGCGCGCTGAGTGATTCTATGGATCAAGTATATGAGTCCGCAATGGAGGATTTACAGAGGGTGTACGATTTACTACGATCAGCCGGCATCCCAGCTGAAGATGCCCGAATGGTTCTGCCCAACGCAGCTACGACCAATCTAGTCATGACCGCGAACCTGCGGGCGCTCCTTGATTTCTACGAAAAGAGGCGGTCGGGCAACGGTGCTCAATGGGAAATTGCAGAGCTGGCCGAGAGGTTACGGCAAGAAGTCGAAAGAGTCGATCCGTGGACAGAACCACTTTTTGAAAATTAAGGAGGAATCCGTATGGGAAATGTAAAATACCGCGAGGTTGACCGGGCTGCGAAGGTCGGGGAAAGAATACGGATAGTTGACGCTGATCCGTTACCGACTCAGAAAAAATACAGCAACGGGGATGAGTTTCTTGTAGAGAAAGCCGTTAACTTTGGTGTAGTTGTCGAACGAGGAGGGCTGGATTTCTATAAACGTGAATATGTAGTCCTCGAGCCAATCGCCGAGCCTGACGAAATTTCCGATATCAAGAACGAAATGGAACGCTTGACCAGCGAACTGGCAACGTTGGCCCTCCGCGTATCAAAACTGGAGGAGCCGAAATCGCCGCAGGAAATCCGTGATGAGATCGTCGCAAAGGCGAAGACTGATATCGAGGGACTTGCGATAAACGATTACGGGTATGTTCGCTTTATAAGACATTTTACGGGTAGTAACCCTCCGTTTTATAGAGTAAGACACTTCGGCGCTTCATTCGCAGAGTATATTGTTAATCGCAAAAAGAAGACGGTAGTATGTCTGCTTCACGGTGCCGTTAAAAAGGAGATTTACGCAAGAGGTATTGCAAAGTGCGCACCCGGAGACGTATTCAACTCACACATCGGCCGGGCCATTGCTCTCAGGCGTGCGTTAGGGCTAGAGGTGCCTGCGGAGTATCTGAGCGTGCCGAATCCTACGGAGCTGCGAAAAGGGGACATTGCCGAAAACTCACACCCAGACTCAGAGGACTCAGTCATCAATGAAGGTATACACGAGGTATACGCTGTGCGGCCGGCAAAAAGGACGTACAAAAGAGAAGTTAGTCTTCCTCTATTTTGCAGCGCAGATGATGGGTATACGTTTATAAATGATGAGAGAGACATCGAAAGTTGGGCTTTTATCAAACATGCAAGTATCATTGACGACTCACATGAGGAGGGCGCGCTTAATGACTACCTTGCCTGACATTGCCATCACCGGCAAGCTCCGCGCAGGAAAGGACACCGTCGCCGACTATCTCATGGAGAGATACGGATACGCCCGCTACGCCTTTGGCGACGGCGTAAAAGACGATTTCCACCGCAAAAATCCCGCCGTCCCGCTCCACCCGAAACCGCGCGCTGCGTACCAAGAGCACGGCCAGATGATGCGGGAGAAGTACGGGCATGACGTATGGGTCGTCCGCACAATGAGCCAGATCGCCGCCAGAAAGGACGGAAGGCCTATCGTCATTACGGACGTTAGGCAGCCAAATGAGCTAATCTGGGTCAAATCGTCAGGATACGTCGTAATTCGCGTCAATGCAACGGATGGCCTGCGGATTCTCCGGGCTGTCGAGTCAAGAGACCACTTTCATTATGCGGACTTGATGCATGAAACGGAGAAGCATATCGACGGCTTCACCGTTGACTACGAGATCAACAACAACGGCGACCTGTTCGACCTCTACAGCCAGATCGACGATATCATTGTCCGCGCCCGTCGGGAGCATCGTAACCCTCGCGCTTAAACATCAACCAGCCTTGATACTTGCCGTCGTAATAGTACCGGGCGGTCTCGGCCGGGATACCGAACTTATCATAAAACCTACGGGCCCAGCCGTAATGACGTGTACGATCGAACAAAACT